TTCTATATTCCCCAGATGGAAGCAATCTATCATCTAGGTCTTTATTCATTTTAGACTTAAGAAAAGTATTTTTAGCTTCTGCCATTTAATTTAGTGTTTTATCCATTTAGATTGGCCTCTCATTACTTGAACTATCTCGCTTAACTTTATGTTTGATAATCTTATTTTAGCGTTTCTAAGTTTAGCGCTTTTTTCTTTTTTTAATCTATTGACAATATATTCAGGTTGATTTATTCGAGAAGCTATAATAGCGTGGCTCATAGAAGCGTACATTGCTTCTTCTGCTAATTTAGGTACTTTTGTATCTAAATCTGTAGAAAGTCCATCTGATATATATTCTAGTATTATAATTCTATTAACAAGATCAGAAGAAAATGAAAATTTGCCTTCTCTTTCATTTATAGTAAAAGACCCGTTTATATTAGCGTTTTGAGGATCTAACCCATATCTTCTGTGATTATTTAATCCACCCTCGTAATAGTTATCTCCATTTAAACCTATATTTTCTGCAAATTCTTTTCTGCTGCTCAAATTATTATTACGCCATCTGTCTTCTGTTATAGATGTTCCTTTTAAGTTTCTGCTAAAATTATCTTGAATAGGTTCACCTGAGGCATCTTGCAGAGGCATTGACCCTGGGTTGCTAGTTAAAGTGGTAGGCATAATAATACGCTTTACTCCTTGAGCATCTATCCAGTGTAGGCTTACATAATTCACGTAGTCCTGAGGTATTAAAATACTTAAATTGTTTGGGATTGTAAGCTCTTGAGAATTAACGCTTTTTAAGGTATCGTAGCTGAACTCTTGTAATGCTCTTTTAGCAAAAAATATTAAGTCCGTACGCTTAGCGCTTGTTATTAACTTACCATCTCCTACATAGGCAACGATAAAGTTGTTTATAATTTCATTTAGCTTTATATAAGAATAAGAGCCATAGTTATCCTCAACGGTATTACCATAGGCTTTTTCATTTTCATTTGCGCCGTAGTTACCACCGTCTAGTTTCTTAAGTTGAACCACAAAACTCTGGCCTTCGTCTAAGTCTTCTGCTATTTTTATTGTATTTCCAAAGACTGTGTAAGACAATATATATTCTATGTAGTCTACAGAACCTATATCCGCTTTGTATATTTTAAAATTATTTAAAGCATAGTTTGTATCTGTAGGACTCCAAGCCGTACCGCCTCCAAAGACCAAGTCCGTATTAAAAGTAGTTGTAACTTGTAAACCAGTTGCAACACCAGGGCCTTGGGGGGGAACTAAAAATCTTTGAGAACCTGCATAGTACTGTTCATTAGTTTCTGTTATAAGTCCCATTTATTAGCTTTTTTTATTTATTTCTTCTTGTTGAATTTGTCTAGTTGCTGCTTGCACTATTTCAGGGTCTCTTATAACAATACCAGCGTAAAGTAATATTTTTAATATAACATTGGTTTGTTCAGAAGAGTTTAATTCAAAATTAACACTACCATTGGCATCATACAAGTAGGCTCCTACATTAGGATCTATAGTATAATTCCATTGAACACTTTTAGGCGCTCTTAAAAAATCTACAGTAATGGTTTCATCAGCTAAAACCGGGCTTATAAATAATTTATTATTCTCATATAAGTATACAGGAGAATAAATAGATGCTATAGTTAAATCTGACTTTTGCAAATTGTAAAACTCAGTCCTACCTAGTCTTTGTAGTGTTGTTGGCAAAACTGCTGGAGGCGCTACCGGCTTATACGTTACAGTCCCTATCTTGTAAAAACCTACTTCAGAGTTTGCTAATGGAACTACTGGGTTATAAATAACATTATTTCCATATAAGTCTGTTGTTGGCAAATTCCAATAAGGATTACCAGTATCAGTACTATTAAGAGTTGCCGATCCCGCTGTTTTAAACGGAGACATCTTTTCATCTATAGCCATTTGTCTATCGGCATAATCCACATCTGATTGTGGTACGCGTAGCTGCTGGTTTAAATCATCAAAGTATTGCTCAAATATATCTAACTGAACTTGTACACCTATACCGTTAAATTCAAGCGGTGTCATATAACCACGCTGCTCTTTATTAAGTATAAGCAAAACAGTTCTATATACTGTATCTACGTTTATTGCCATTTATTTCTTTTTTAAGAAGAAAAATTAGTAAAAATTAATCTAGACTTAGATCTTTCTAGTTTATCTATTTTTTCTATTAGTAATCTTTGTAAAACCCCTGGATTTGTTTTTTCTCTATTTGCTAGTATTGCATAAACTATACAGGCATAAAGTGCTTCTTCAGCTAGTTTTGGAATAGCAGCGCTCTCATCAGTTGTTAAAGCGTTTGATAAATACTTTAAGTATAAAACAGCATCGTTGGGAGAAGGTGGAGTAAACGACATGATTTTAGTATCATAATCTATTGAAAATTGTTCTACCGCAGGACTATCCTTTACTTGAGTATAAGTTATTGGGGTAGTAGAACCTACGATTACAGATATAACACTCACAAAGTCTGCTGGTAGAGTGTAGGTAGCTGGTACAGTTGCTAGCTCTACTAAAAACTGACTTTTTAAGGTTTCATATGCAAATTCTTGTAGGCATCGTCTAGCGTGAAAAACTACTTCAGTCCTATTTGAATCAGGGATTAATTTACCAGGTCCGGTGTAAGAGATTATAAAGTTATTTATTATATCGTTTAGAGATATAAAAGCGTTTGTTAAAGTTGTATCTGCCATGTTTTTATTTTTGAGAGTCCGCGTTTATTTGTTGTTCTTTCTGAGAGCTTAAAGACATAGCGAATTGATCTTTACTCATAACACCAGCGTAGCTTAATATCTTATCAATAAGTAGAGGTTGGTCTGATTCGTGTAGTTCAAAGTCTGTAGAATCAAAAGTATTGTATATATAGTTTCCAAGTTCTGGGTCTATAGTAAATCCCCACTTAGGATCTTCAGGAAATTTTAAATAATTTAACTGTACAGTTCCAGTAAGAGACGAAGGATATAAACTAATAACTTTATTTTCATAAGTATATACAGGATAGAATGCAGTTGGTGCTGTCAATGGAGATTGATTAGTTGTATATATATCTTGCTGTTGTATTCTTTGAACCTCTCTACCAATAATATTTGCTGGTACCGGTTGCGCTGGAGTAAGTTGTTGAAAATAAATAACAGAACCAAGCTCTTGAACAGAAGCCGTTGGGGTTACTTCTGAACTTGCTATAGATAGTTGCTCGGTCTTTTTAAATAAAGATATTTTTTCATCTAGTAAAGCCATCCTATCAGCATAAGCTAATGAAGTCTGAGGCATTCTCAGCAACTGATTTAACTCATCAAAATAAGCTGTAAAAATTTCTTGTTGAGACTGCGTAGCAACCCTTCCAAATTCTGTTGGCGTTAAGACACCTCTTTTTTCTTGTTCTAGAATAACCAGGACAGTCTTGTACACTTTGTCTATATTTATAGCCATTTTTTAATTATTTTTAAAGTTAAAATATAAGGCCCGAGTGTGCGAGCCTTATATAAGTATTACATGTTTATTTCAGTTTTTTCTCTATAGATTGGAATATTTCAACGCCCTCATCTGTTTTAAAGAACGCAGCCATAGCTGAGTAAGGGTTTTCGTCAAATGGTATAGTCATTAGTTTTTTACCATTGCTACCCCACTTGAATGTTCTTTGGTCTTGCGATAATTTTATAATGCCTTCTTCAGTTGCTTTTATTGCAAGGTTCCTTAATTGGACATTTTCATCATTAGCTAAGTTTAAAAATAAACCAGGGTTTCTTTTAGCCATTAATATTAAATCTCTTTTTAATTCTTTTGAAGTCATATCAGCAACGCTAGATCCGCTTTCAACTCTTAATATAGCTTCAGCCATATCAATTTCCATGTTTTTAGCAGCGTTTAAAGCGTCAATTTGAATTTCTAAAAAGTCTAATTCATCTACAGCTACAGATACAGGATCAAATTCTGAATATCTTTTACCATTAGCCGGATGATATATTGATAATAATTTTTGTAAAGACTGGTGTTCTTTAGGTACAGTTAAAACTCCTTTATGGAATACTATATGACCTAATGTTACTTCGCCTTTTTGTTCATCTTTAAGAGGTGATTGCTGGTTTGTAGCAAATCTAATCTCTCTTTGCATGTTACTTTCAGGATCAAACCATAATAAAGGCATCCTTGAAGTGTGTTTTGAGTTTATTGTATAAGTTAAAGGAGAGTATCCGTGTAACAAATAATAATTTCTATCTTTAATTTCCCAAGACGTATCTTGAGTTTTTGCTTTTACAGCCATAATATAATATAATTTAATAATTTATAAGAGTAATAATTACCCCCGTTAATACAACGAGGGTAACAATTACATTAATTTACTCTTGTCTATACAGTGAACAATACAAAATTGTTTGCACCTTGTACACATAAACATCTTTCAGATAAGAAGTGAACTTCCATTGCATCAAGATCAGAAGTGTAAGCACCTCCAACAGATCCAGTAATCCAGTTCTTCATTCTTCTGTCGTCAGCTTGAGAAGCTCTATAACGAACGTGTAAGAATGGACGTCTGATGTTTGTTCCTAATACTTGGTCATAAACTGTAGATGTTCCAGCAGGTACTAATACCCCTTGAATATCTCCAACTTGAGAGCTAGTTAAAGGTTGAGCACCTCCACGAGTAGAAGCATCGTTTAAGTATTTCCAGTCAGTTTTGTAGAAGTCATAAGAACCTCTTCTGAATCCAGAAAAACCTAAGTTTAATGCCATATCTTCAGAGTTTTCAAATACACCAAAAGAACTTCCACCGCTATAAACAGCAGCTCCAGAACCAACACCAGCTAACATATCATCAAACGCAAGGTTAGTACCTCTGTTTAAAAATAACATATTCTCTTCAATTGCTCCTTGAGTATCTAAATTCTGTAAGATTGCATCGAAACCAGCTAATCCAGTTGCAGCGTCAAATCCAGCATTTACATTACCTCTGGTTTTAACAGCAGCAAAGAAACCTTCAGTACCTTTTTTACCAGCAGCTAAAGCTCCAGATCCAGCCGCAGCTAATTCTCCTTCTACTACAGACATTTCTAAATAGTCTTCAAAACGTAATCTTGTTTCAGATTCAGCTTTTAAATACCATAAATATCCACCAGTTCCGTCTTCAGTAGCAACTTCAACCCATCCAATTTGTGCAGTGTCAGATCCAGATACAACGTATTTGTTTCTAATAATGATTGGAGAATTGTTAAATTGTGTGAAAGAAGGAGTAATGCTTTGGTAGTTATCAGCATTTAATGTAGATCCTTTTGAATACTCAGAACCATATACAAAGATTTTTAATCCAGCAGCACCAAGACCAACAGTTGTAGCTGCAGTATAAGGGGCAACGGTTAATGCACCTGTTGCAATATTAGAAGCAGTTACAAGAGCTTTTAACTCAGTGTTTGTTGCAGGATCTAAAATAACGATTGTTTGATTTATAGAAATAACGTTAGCAACATAATCAGCAGGATTTGCTGGTGCTAAGGCAATAGGAATTGTAAGTCCGTTAGCTCCATCATTTGCTACGTCAGTATATGATACATGTAATCTATTTTGCTCAGACCAAATTACTTGATCAGAAGTCATTGGCATTTCAGCACCAACCATACGTAAAAACCCAGATAAAGTTCTGTTACCATAACGCTCAATTTCTTGTTCGTAAATTTCTGGTAAATACTGTTGAGCAAAATCTGCTGTTCCGTCAGTAAAGTTTAAGTAGTTAGTATCTAATGCTTGTTGTTTTTGGGACGGCTTAATTGAGCCGAAGTCAGGTGTTAATACACTTGCCATAATTTTTTAATTTTTTTTTGTTAAAAGTTTCGTTTTTTTATTCTTAATTTAGAAGAATCAGCGCCGCTAATTGCCCTTACTTTAAAGCCGTTAACAAATACATCACCAGGTGTGGTCTGTCTAACTTCCGTAGTAACGTTATTAGATTTAGCTGTTATGCCTCTAATAGCGTCTGCCTTACCTTGTTCATAAAAGTGTGTTGCTAATGCGTCTGGGTTCCTAGCTGCATACATAGCTTTGTGATACTCTGCAAAGTTTTCTACTTTACCGTCTTTGTTTAGGAACTTCCCAACAACAGTTTGTAGATCTTTTTGATTATCTTTTACATCGTTAGGATTTTTGATACCATACCTAAATGCTTTTTCTCCCAAGTTAAAATCAAAACCTTTGAAATTTTCGGAAAAATAGTTTTCAGTACCGTTAATAAATTCATCCCTACTTTGTGTAGCCGACTGCTCTTCTTGTTTGTGTCGATTAAAAAAGTCTGTAGCTTTTTGTTGCTCCTGAGTTACGCCTGGTCTCAACTTGATCTCATCGTAGTATTTACTCTTGGTTTCTTCTAAAAAGTTTCTAGCTTTGTTAATCTCCTCTTTAAACGCAAGTTTTTTCTTACGTATATCTCTATCCTCATCTAGCTCTTCGTCGTAAAGGTAGTCTTCCATAAGTAAGTCTACATCGTCGTGTTCTAAATAAGGCTTTGTTTTTTTGTAATATTCTCTTAATAAAGTTTTTTCATCAATATTTGAATAGTCAGCGTTAAGCCTAGCGTAGTCACTTATGTTACCTCCAGTCTCCTCCATAAAGGCAACTAACTTTTCAATATTTTCTGGTAATGGTTTGCCTAAAACTCTTTCGTCTCTTATAGCTTCCTTTACTTCTTTTTCTACTTCTTTAATAACTGCTACTTCTTCTTTTGTTATTTCTTCAATAACAACTCCTAAATCTTCTACAACCTTGTTTGATTCAACTGAAACAGGTTCTTTGTTTTCTTCAGCTACTTCAACAGCTCCAGTAACTACTACTGGTTCTTTTTCAACAACAACCGTAGAAGGTACTTCTACTTTAGTTACTTCAGCTTCCTTAGGCGCTGCTAATTCTACTTTAGTAACGCTTGCGTCATTCGAATACTTCTTTGGTTTTTTAGACTTAATTTTGAAGTCTCCTTCTTGCTTTACTGTTTCTGACATAATATAATATAATTAAATAATTAAAAATTTACTTTATCTAGGCTCGAATCCTTCGAGTCCAAACCCACCAAGAACATCATTTCCAGATGATTCAAAGTTTTTAGGTGGAGCATTATTTTGACGTTGGTTTATTAGTTCACTTTGTTGAGTACCTACTATTTTAGCCCTTTCGTCTTTTCTATCTTCTTTTTTAGATTCTTTACCGGTTTGAGCTTCCCCTTGAGCAGTAGCTAACTGCATATTGTAGTTAAACTCTTCGCCCATTAATTGTTTCTTAATATTAGCTTCTTGTTCTAATAATTGTATTTTAAACTGAAGTTTTGCTTGCTCTAATTGTATTTGCTGTTCTGTAAGAACCTGTTGCTTTTGTGTTTCAGCTAAAGCTGTTTGTTCAGCTAATTGACCGTTTGCTTGAGCCTGAGCAGCCATATTAGCCTGCTGTGCTTCTTGATCCTTTTTTTGTTTTTTCTGTTGTGTAACTTTTAAATACTCATTTGCTGTTTTTATATTAGCAATACCGCGAATATCAATAGCATCGTCTAGACCAATTAAACCAGCAGATAAAGCGGTTTGTACATTGGCTTCTAATTTTGCTCTTTCCTCATCGTCTGGTTCTAATTCTAAAAATATACCAAAATCATGTATATTTAAAGTGGATAATTCTTCCAAGGTACCAGCATTATAATTACTTATTGATTGCCTTAATGATTCCGCTGTAAGAGGAAACGCTAAAGCATCTGCTACTTTTAAAGCTATGTTTTCACAAATACCCAATGTTATTGATAACTGAGCCTGTAAGATATGTCTTGTAGCTGTATTAGAATTTGCTGCAGCCATTTTTTGAATACCAACTAAAGCATTTTTGTCTGGAGCACTACCGTCTCTTGCTTCGTTTAAGCCAGTAACATCTCTTATCATTTGTAAATAGTACTGATAAGTACTTATTAAAGCGCTTAATTTTGCTTGTCCATTAGAAGTTTGTAATTCTTGTATTGGCACTCTACCTCTATTTCCATCACCATCTTGTGTAAGTGATCTACCTACTATCGAACCTGTTTGGAAATACATATTTAAAGCCTCTGCAGGATTATAATTAGTTCCATTACCAAGATCAACTTCCGCTAAACCATCCATATCTAAATATACTCCATCAGGAACCATTCTAGATAATACTTGCTGTATCTTTAAGTGTGTCAACTGAATCATATCAGCAAATCCAGTGGTTCTGCTTACTAAAGATTCTATTCTACCTTTATACATTCTAGGGGCACAAATGCTGTAATTCATTTTAACCTTAGTAGTATCAGCATATGGTCTAGTCATGTTTTCAGACAGCTCCCATTTAAGCATAAACTCTTGACCCAACACTTTTGCTCCAGTATATAAAACTTCTATAGATCTAGACACTCTTTCAAAGTTATCGTTAGGTGGTGGGTTAAATGTATCTGGTTTCTCTAATGATTTTTCCAGGCCTGTTTCATTCTTTTTAATTTTAAATACTTGGTCGGAATATGTTTTGTATTCAAAAAATAATATGCTAACTTGGTCGTTGTTAGCTTCTCCTAGAGTATTTCCTCTTAAATAATTTGAGCCAGATCCATACTTATTTATTTGTTTTAAATCTTCATCTGTTAAGTGTGGGAATAGCTTTTTAAGCTCCGCTAAGGAGATTGTTTTAACTTCCCCTACATAATATATATCATCAAAATTAGGGTCCTCTGTATAAGAGTAAACCAAACTAGCAGGATCCACGTAATCAACAGTTATTCCATTGCTTACGTTAAAGTCAGTTTTAGTAGCTCCAATACCTAGCACTACTAAATCATATATTATTCTCCTTCTTTTTTCAGCATACTTGTTTTTATCTAAAATAGTATTAATAGTTACTTCTTCAGCTATTTCAACACTCTCCTTATATTCAAGTTGCATTTTTAAAGATAATTCTTCCATATTATTAGGAAGTTCCTCTGGTTTAGTAGAGTATAAGTTAACGCCTAATGTTTCTTGCACGTTATCTAAAAATTCTTTACCTGCCATATCACGCATAATCTTGTCTGCGTAATCAGTTCTTTTCTTTACAGATTCTGGATCTTGAGCAAATGCTTTTATTTCATAAGCTCTTTGAGACATTCCGTTTACTACTATATCAACAAACTTCGATAAAATTGGAACAGGTTTCCAGTCAAGATTCAAATAAGATAAATCACCGTTAATAGCTAATTCATCTTTGTATTTTTGTATTGACTGCTCTCCTCTTGCATAAAGCTTTAGTCTATGATAATTTTGATAATTAGAAACAAACCTATCGCCTCCTGCATTATTATTTCTAAACCATTCATTTTCAATAGCCCTTCCAACAAGAGATCCGTATTTTAACGACTGCTTTTCCCCATCAGATACTATCTGATCAGGAAACGAACTGTTATAATTAGTTTGTATCATTTACTGTATTTTTGAGCTATAACCTTTGTTATTGTATTTTTTTATACCTAATGATATTGGAGCAACTGCTCTTTTTGCATTAGGTCTATATTTGTGTTTATTGCAAGCCATTATAGCTAAGCCCGAACTTATAGATGCATCGTGCTTAGTTCTATTATTTATATTAAATTTAGCCCAGTCTTCAAGAGTTCTTTGAAAGTACATATTTCCATAGCTTTCATCTTTAAGCCCAACATGATCTTCTATATACGCTTCTATAGCGGCTGCGTGCGCTTGCTTTATATCTTCACTAGAGTTTGGTATTCCGCCTATTTCTTTTTCTGTTACAGATAATTTATTTAAAAGCTTATCAGGTCTGTTCATTGAAAACCCTCTGTATCCTCTTCTTCTAAAATGATATAACAATCTAGGCTTATTGTTTTCACATAACAACGGCATACCGTAAAATATACATGCCATCAACACGTCTTCAAAAAAGATATCAGCTGTCTGAGGCCTAGCAATGTACTCTAAGAAAAAACAATTAGATGGAGCATTTTCCATAGTGAAAGTAGTTAACCCGTGCAAAGCTCCGTTAGATCCTTTACCGTCAACAGTACCGGATATATCATAACTATCACACCCTAATGCCCCCATTAACTCATTTCCGGGGTATTTATTTCCATTCTTTAATATAATATTGTTTTGAAGATGATTATCTGGTATCCAAGAAACAAAAAATCTACCGCTTTTATTTGGTACAAATACTACTTTTGTATCTGGTATTCCTCCTTGCCAATGAAAGCTACCTTGTGTAACTACATTAGTATTTCTTAAATCTTCATTGTAATCTATTTGTTGATATATCTTAGTAAGGTTAAATAAGGATTGTTTAGCCTCATCCCTAAATGCGTGCTTTTCTGTTCTAGGAAATTGTCTATAAAATTCATTTAAACCATCTTGATCATCTTGTAATCCTTCAACTTCATTTTCCCAGTATTCTATTACTCCTAAATCTATTTTAATTCCATCCGGCCCGTAAGTAGACTTTGTAGGAGTGTCAAATACAGGTGTACCATATTCATCAATATAACCTTCGTAGTTCCATTCCATAGGTATAAACAAACTGTATAAACCAGATCGTGTTTGCCCATTGGCATTTCTTCTAGTAACATCAGAGTCGTTATATAGCTTTTTAAAATTAGCTCCTCCTTTATCTAAAGAGTTAGAGGTTGACCCCATCATACACTTTCCAATAATCCTAGAACCTAATCTTAACGTTGTTTTGGTAACCCTCCAGTTATTGAGGATATTGTTCGGCCTTTCCCATTTCCCACTCTCATCGTGGACGAGGAGTTTGAGTTTCTCTCCATCGTATGCATTGTCGCCCGTGTTCTTCCAATCGATCGTGGTGTCCAGTCCTGCAATGATTTCCGTAGCTTTGTTCGAGTCGAGTCTTCTCCTGGTAAACTTCGAGGCGGGGACACGATACGCGAGTTCCGTTTTTGG